GGGAGGCTGCGACTGCTTCTCGAGGCCGGCGATCGTCGCCTCGTTGAAGCGCCCGAGCTCCGCCCAGAGGATCGGGCCCTGGCGCGGCGTCTCGAAGATGGCCTCGTCGCCACCGTCGACGTCCGGCTCACCGATCTTCGCCCGCCAGCGGTTGAGCGTGTACGCCCCGCCCTTGAGCCGCTGGTAGTCGATCTCCTCGATGACCTTGCTGTCCCGGTAGTCGACCTCGCCGAACTTGGCCTTCCAGTCGGTGATGCCGAAGCCCTGGCGGGTGATGTGCCAGTTCAGCTTCTCGAGCAGGATGGTCTCCAGCGGGACCGCGGTGTTGATCCGAAGGTTCCTCTCCTGCGACTCACCCGTCCCGCTGCCGAGATTGCCGGTCTCGATGATGTTCACCGTGGCCGGCGAGGTTCCGAAGATGGCCACCAGCTCGTCCCGGAGGTTGCGGTCCACCTCAAGCAGGTCCACCACCCGGCTGTGCTGGAGCTCGCCGAGCGTGGCGTTGATCGTCGTGTAGGGCTGGCCGATGTTCTTGGCGCCGATCACCCGGGTGAAGGTGCGGCGCACCCAGTCGTCGACCGTCTTGACCGTCGTGCCGGCCGCGAAGTTGGCGTGGATGCGTGGCGGGAAGCCCCGACGGGCCGTCTCCTTGATGCACGCCTTGTTCCACAGCCACGCCGTGCCCGGGACCAGGGCGAGCTCGGTCGGCGAGAGGCCGTACTGACCGCCCCGGGGGCTGTCGAGGCTCAGGTGGATGACCTGACGCGGCTCGAAGGTGACCGGCTCGCGGTTGTCCTCCATGATCTGCCGGTAGCCCGTCACGTTCCCGTGCTCGTCGCAGTCCTCGACCATCGTCACCGGGTCGAGGCCCCAGAGCATCACCGGCTCCTCCATGAGCCATCCGACCTCGATGAAGCTGTCGCCGAAGATCAGCAACTCCTGGATGCAGCGCCGGAAGAATTGCATCGGGTCCTCGGTCGGGTTGATCCGCTGCAGCAGGGCCTCGAGGCGGTCGAGTTGCGGTGGCCGCGGTGGCTCCTCCTGCTGGCCGCCCGTCTTCTTCGCCGGGACGATCTCGATGCCTCCGGCGGTGATCCGGCGGGCGATGGTGTTGGTCGGCGTCGACACCCAGGAGCACATCCGGTAGAGGTCGAACAGCTCCATCAGCACCTCGCGGCGCTCCTGCTGCTGCTGCTGGGCGCCGATGCCGTCGCGGTTCCAGTCGTCCCGGGGGACGCCGTACTCGTAGCCCTTGCGGGTGATCGTGGGCTGACCGGTCGTCGGCTCGGTGAAGGCGCGGCCGACCCACTTGGGGACCAGCAGGCTCACTCGCCGCTCCAGTCGACGTTGGCCGCCGCGGAACGCAGGGCCGCGTTCTCCGCCTCCAGCTCATGCACCCGGCGAGCGAGCAGCACGTTCTCGGCCCGCGCATCCTGGAGGTCGAGAATGATGTGATCGCTGAGCGCCGCGGCCTCGCGTGCGGCCGCGCTGTCAGGGCGGAGTGGCACGTCGGCGCGCATGGACCGCAGGCGCAGCGGGGAGATCCTCACCCGCCGTCCTCACCGAAGGGCGACTCGTAGCCCTCCGGCAGGTAGAAGCCCGGGCCGATCTGCTTCCCGACCGCCGGGCCCGGGTTCATCATCTCGTTGTAGGTCTCGTCGCTCACGACGTGGAACACCGGCCGCCCACCGAGCGCCATCAGGAGGTACCGCCCTGCGTCCGGCGCATGGTCGCTCGCGTTGGTGTCGACGTCCTCGGGCTTCGCCTGGTCGAAGGGGAGGGCGGGGAGTTCCTCGATGAAGTGCGTGCAGCCCCGGAAGACGTGGAGCATCGGGCAGGTCGCCCAGCCAAGAGCACGGTGATGCGGGCACGCGGGCCCGTCGGCGAGGTAGCTGTGGACCCTCTGCCACCCGGACAGGCGATCGTTGTTGGCCGGTTCGACGGCACAGCCTGCCTCCAAGTACGCAGCGAGGATCGATTGAGCATCCCCTCGCCGCGCCGCGGTGGCAGGGTCGATGACTCGGTGGGACGACGGCTCAGGGACCTCTGGGATGCTGCCGTTGGGCAAGGGATTGCCCGCCGCCCTGCCGCTCTCCTCCGCAGCGAGGATCCGCTTCGCCTGGTCCTTCTCCCCGACCTCGCGCTCGTACAGCTCGCGGTACATCCAGACCCGGCCGTCCTCGTCCTCGGCGGCCCAGAGGGTGCACCACGGCGCCGCGTAGCCCCAGTCCGTGCCGCTGTAGCGGGCCCACGACTCCGGCAGCAGGAAGGGGTCGACGACATGCCGGTCGTACCGCCACTCGCTGAACACCTGGCCGCCGAAGCTGTCCCACGAACCGTCCAGCATGGCCGCGCGACGTGAGGGATCCGGGATGGCCAGCAGGGTGGCGAGGTAGCTCTTGTCGATGTGCGGGTTGTCCGTCACCTTCGCTGGGATGAACCGGACGGTGCGCTGCATCGAGGGGTCCAGCGCCTTGCATTTGCACCGCCCGTTCTCGATGAAGGTCCGGCACGCCGAGCACTCGACGGCGACGTGCTTGCCCCGGTCGGTGCTGCTCACGTAGCGGGCCTTCACCTCGGAGTGCGACGCACCGCCGGGGTTCGACGTGGAACGCACACCGAGCACCGGGATGCCGCTCGCGGTGGTGGTGCGGAGCCGCTCCTGGACGATGTCAGCGGCGCCCGGGGGCAGGAGGGTCCGCTCCTCGTAGCCGACCTTCTGGTACTCGCCACCCTGCCGGCGGGAGGCGTCCCGGATGTTCTCCAGGTAGCGCAGCCGGATCACCGAGCCGTTGTCGAAGCGGACGAACGGCGGCGGCGCCGGCCGCCAGTGCCCCCCGACCGCCTCGAGGTCGAGCTTCTCGATCTCCGGGATGATCGACTCGCCGAGCTCGTCGTACGTGCGCCGGAAGATCACCGAGCGCAGGCCCGGATACATCACGGCGTCCTTGACGAAGTCCATCACCAGCGCCTTCGTCTTCCCCCCACCAGCGGCGCCGCCGTACAGGACGTCGAAGTCCGTCGCAGCGTGGAAACGCTCCTGCGGGCACTGGCCGCACGGCTCCGGCAGGGGCAGGCCGGCTCGCTTCGCTGCTTCGCGGGGCAGACACGTCGGCTCATAGCCGAGCAGCGCGAAGATCTCGGCCTGGCTTGGGGGAGGCGGGGGATCGAGCCGGTCAGCGGCGATCGCCAGCGCGGAGACGCTCACCCGGGGTAGGTGGAGTCCGCGGTCGCGTAGTAGGCCCGGTGCTCACGGTCCAGCCAGCGCCGGGTGGACAAGATGGCGTAGCCCGCGAACAGCAGGGCACAGCCTGCGAAGCCGACGAGCAGGCGCGTCGTCATGCGGGCTCCTGGCACCACCATACGGCCGTGAGTTGCGCGGCGAGTTCCTCCGGGATGCCCCCCCCCCGTCAGCGCCTGGAAGTGCTCGACCATCAGCCGTCCCTCGTGCTTGGCCTGCGCGAGTTCCTGGTCCTGCTGCGAGACCCGGCCAGCCGGGACGGTGTCGGGCATGGCCCTATGCTGCCGCGCCGCCGGCCATGACCCGGAGTCGTGCCGCGGCCTTCCTCTTCGCGGCCAGCAGCGCCTCCCCGTCGAGCCCGAGGTCGGTCAACAGGCCGAGCATGGCGTCGTGGATCTGTCCACCCTCGCCCTCGGCGATGCGCACCTGTCGCTCCGCCACTCCCGCGTCGAGTGCGAGCTTGCAGACCTTCGCAAGCCGGTCGCGCTCCTCATTCCAGAGCTGGAGGTAGGGGTGGGCAGCGAGTTGAATGGCAGTGATCCCGCCGACGATGCGAACCGGTTCCTCGACCAGAATGTCACCGAGGGTCGAGCACAGGCTCGCGTATGCCTGCTCCGCCGCGGCCGCCACTCGGACCATGCGGACCAGGTTCGCGAGCGGATCGCCGTCCATCTCGCCCTCGCGCCGCATCACGAGCTCGCCAGCGACGGCACGAGCGCGCTCGACGAGTTGCCGCTGCTCGCTTGCCTCGCGGACTTGGGGCGCCCGGCCACCATGGGTCGCGCACACTGCAGATCCCTTCATGGGTGATCGGCGGCAAGGCAGCCCTGTCTGGGACGAGTGCGCGGTACAGAGGGTCACGCCTCGAACCTCGCGAAGAACCAGCCCAGGAGGAGGCACACGACAGCGAGCAGGCCGTTCACGCCCGCGTCTTCAAGGCGGTGCGCGGTGACCGCACTGAAGCAGAGCGAGAGTGCGATGACAGCGAGGGCCACCTCCAGCACGGCGACAGCGCGCAGGACTCGCATGAGGGAGGCGTCCATGGTCTCCGGTGGCTGTTGGCGGGTGACGATCTCCTGCAGCTGCTCGTCGCTGAGGCGCTCGTCGATCTCGTGGGGCCAGAGGTTGATGCCGTCCTGTGCCTCTCCGACGACAAGGGCTCCGCAGCCCGGGGGGATCAGGCCGAGACGGTCAGCGCGTCGGGGCGCCTGCTCGGGGTTGAGGGCTCGGACCACCGCTCCGCCTTGGGAATCCTCGGTGTCGTCGACGAATGCGAGCAGCCAGAGCTTCGGGTGATCGCTCGTCCATCCGCAGCCCTGACAGCCGACGATGTGGCCGTACTCCAGCCAGTCGACGACGAGGGCGAGGGGTTGGGCGTCGCATCGCGGACAGTGGCCACCCAGGACACCGACCGGGTGCTGGCCGTTCTTCACCGAGCGGCGGAGGGTGCGGAGGCTCATGGGCGCACCGTCGAAAGGCCCGTCGCGCGTGTCTCCACCAACAGCGCTGCGTGTCTACGGCAGAGGCTGACCGTCGCCGTTCGCGGTGAGGGCAGCCCTGTACGGATCGTGACGCGTGTCGATCCCGGTCCACCGCACACCACAGCCGAGGGCTCGGCGCTCTTGAACTTGCACGTCACGTCTGGATCGTCGAAGTGGCTCATGCTCGGGGATCCGGGAACATCCGCTCCCGCTCCTCTGTGTCAGGCGGTGGTGGCTCGGTCTGGCGCTCCGGGACGGCGATG